TCTGACATTTTAGTCTCCTTGTATCAGGGCAACCAGTAGCTGTTTACACAGGGTGATCGGTAGCCAATACGCAAAAGTTATCCACCATAACCACTAAAATTTTGGTATTGATTTCTAATATGAACAGGTTCTATTTTATCGTATAATGTTAGCACTTCTGCTAATTCTGCACCTGTAACTTTTGCAAACTCTTTCTGTTGAAATCCTAATAGCAAATCTCTTTCTTGCTCTGTTAATACTGCTTGAGTACTTGATCCTGCCATTGCAGGTTTATATGTAGATAAAACACTAAGTTTTGTACGATACTCTGTCATTCTATCAAATGTTGCATAACCTTCTCCTCCTACTGCTTTATCTGCTAAAGCAAACATAGTAACAACATTTATATCGTCATTAATTTTATTCATTAATTGTTCTGCTGCATCTTTTCCTCGTAGCCCTTTACCAACTTGCCCTTGACCAGATAGTAATTTATAATCTAAATCTTTTTCATGGTATTTATACATTCCTAGTTCATCATAACCATCAACATACCCATAACGAAGACCAAACACATCGCCTACATCTACGAACAATTCGCCACCAATATCTATTTCTAAAGATTCTTCTATAGCAGCTACGTATCCTCCTGCAGTACTTATTATAGCTTTTGCTCCATCTCTATTTTCTTGAGAAAATTTAGATCCTGTAAAACCTCCTACTAAAATATCATCAGCACTATATTCGTCATTATCAAAATCAATAGCTGCTTCTCCTACATAAGTACTAGGAGGTCCACTAAATAACTCAATAAGACCTGCAGCTAATGCTACCCAACCTAGTACAGATATTGCAGTGCCTAATGTTGTTCCTGCTGTTGTTACTCCTCCTGTTGTTGTTGCTCCTGCTGTAGCTGCTGCTGCTGAAGCTCCGAATACTCCGCCTTGTGCTAAGACTCCTACTGAATATCCTAACCCAGCAACGTTTGCAACACTAGGTCCATTTTCTATAATATCATATAAAGATAGTCCTGCACCTACTGCAGCTAAACCTGTCTTCCAATTCCATACACCATCTGCAGTTGTGGTTAAAGCACCTTCTCCTGTATTATATTTTCTTAAATCTGTAGGTGGTACACCCTCTGCTCCATTAGATATAACAAAAGCATCTTCCGCATTTAAGGGCACTACTGTACCATCTTTAAGAGTAGTTGTATATTTAGTTCCTTTAACTATACCACCAGTACCATGACTAGAAATAGGAGTAGCAGTTACTTTTGAACCTACAGGTATAACATGTTTACCTACTGTAACATTTTGAACTAAAGCACCAGATATGTCTTGAACAGGAGAAGTTAATGTCATTGTTTTTAAATCAACTTTATCAACAGCTACTTCAATAGCTGAACCATCTGCAGCTCTTATATAATATTTACCACCTGAACCAATAACACTTTGCCCTGTATTTCCTACAGTGCTTGCTGCTCCACTTGCTCCTCCACCTGTTCCTGCACCTGCTCCGCCTGAACCTGAAACACTTTGATATTTAAAATCTTTCCAATTTTGAGGATTAAAAATTTCACCACTAAATATATTATTTCTTGCCCAATTAAATGCCGCTGTTGTTATTTTTCCTTGATTAAATAATAAATCTAATGCTCCTATAGTAAAGCCTGTTTTTACATAAGGAGTTAACTCATCTATAATAGTATCAACTGTGTCTTTTTTATCTCCTCCACCTGTTCCTTTATCTACACCAAAGCCAGGTAAGTTTGCACCATCGGTATAATCACCACCTATAATATTTTGTGTTCTAGGACCTTCTGCTGTTATTTTTAAATTAGGATTAGTTAGTCTGTAATCTTTACCTTCAGGTGTTGTTAGTGTGCCTTTTGGTGCACCTTGTAAATCTTGTGAGAAGTAATCAGCAGGATTAAAAAGACTATTTGTAAATTGATCTTGAGAAAAATATTCTTCTGGGGAATATCTAACTACCTCTCTATTATCTTGTTTTCCATCTTTTAGGATTGGACCATGATCAATAGTTGTTATAACAATTTCATTTGTGTCTTTGTCATAAGATTTGTAGCTTTTTTTACCAAACATACCATGATGATGTATATCAGGATTTTCTTTCATAAATTTTTCTATTCCTTCAGGAGTGTAGTTATATTTGCCTGTACCTGTTGGTGGATCGTATTTTACTGTAGTTTCGCCTCGTGGGTTTCTAGTTGTTCCATAAGGTGGGGGGTTTTTTTCTGTATCTAATCTACCACCGCCTACTACAACAGAACCACCTTCTTGTAGATTTACACCTCTAGCAAGTAAAACATCTTTACGTGTTACTTTACCATCGCCACTTACATCTGGAAACGCACCATCTTTAGCTGTTAGCATTTTAACAGTTTGTACTTTTACATCATTATTGTTTTTATCTTCTTCTTTATCTTCCTGTACAGGAATACCATTCTCATCAACTTTCTTTAGTTGGCCGTCATCTTCTAATCCTTTTAATCCAAGTAAAGCAGTTTGACGTAAAGATTCATAAGTAGACAAACCATGATAGCGAACTACATTAGCAGGTACAACTAATTCTCCCTCAGATATCTGAGCAGGTATATCATCAGCTACTTCTTTTTCTGTAGCACCAAGTGTGTCATCATTATTTTCAGTTAGTCCACCTTCTTCATACTTTAAGCCATAACCACTAGGTGTTCCTGACATATCCTTAAAAGGATCATCTGTAGCTAACTTTCTAGACATTTCTTCATCAAGGTCAGAAACTTTTTCTTCTGTAGTTTTTGTTGTATTCCTATTATATAACCCTCTTTCTATTCTTTCCTCTTCAGTAAAAAATCTATTATACACTGGGCTATCTTTATATCTATCTAATGTTCCTAAATGATCTCTATATGCTTCAGCATTAAAACCCTGCATAGCTCCTAATGTATCTTCCCCTAATAAACCATCATCCTTAACACCTAAATATCTTTGTAAATCCCTAATAGCTTCTGCATTCTGTCCTGTATATCCTGCATCCATAAATAATAATTTTGCAGCTTCAGGGCTTACATCTTCTAATTTACTTAAATCTCTAAATTCACTAGGCTCACCTTCTGCAACATTTTGACCTGTGTATTGTCTATACATAATTTCTGCTACTTTTTCGTCTGTTAATTTGCCTTGTCGTATTTCTTCAGCAAGCTCTGGATAAGAATCTATGTGTATTCCTTTAAATGCTTGATTAGTTTTTTGACCATCTTTATCACCTTCACCTTCAGCATATAACCATTGGCCCATCATCTCAGTTTTAAAATAATCACTAGGTGTATATTTTTTTTCTTTTACAGGTATTACACCTTCTTGAGCAAAGAGTTGTTCTCGAAGTTTTTCATCAGAAGTTGAATTTAGTTTAGCAAGATCTGCATCGGTATCTTTTTTACCCTCTGTAGCATCTTTTATAGCTTTCTGTTTTATGCCTTCAATCTTATTGGTTTGAGCGACACTAGCATTTCTTAAATTATCATTAGAGCTGTTGCCAATTATTTTGTTAGTTTGCTCTTCAACTGGTCCTATTACTTGTTCCATCTTTTGCCTCTTTCGCTTTCTGATTTACTTCATCCCTCAAGGTAGCAAATCTTTGTAACTCTTGTATGCTTCCTTGAATGGCTAACATCTTAGCGTGATCTGTTTCACGAATAAGATTTTTGACATGTTGCTTTATTCTTTCCTCTGCATATTCAAATAAAGCATCAACACTACTTTTATTATTTACAACTGCTAGTAATTTACTAGCTACTTCTGGACTCACTGAATCTCTCCTTCACCTGGTGGTCTGCCTGCAAATCCTGGCATCCCTGGTTCTGGTGCTCCACCTGGACCTATTTGACTATTGCCTGTCCCTGCAGGACTAGTAGGTGGAACTGTGCCTGCTCCTTCTGGTGGTGTTGGACCACCTGCAGGTGCTTGAGGAGGAGGTGCTTGCATCATACCAGACTCTTGTAATATCTTAGCCTGTCGCAATGCTTCTCTCTCATCATTCACAAATTTCTCAGCATCAAGATCAAATGAGTGTGCAATCTCTCTTAGTATCACTGGGAACTTTACAAAAGGTGCTAGTGCAGGATTAGAACCAATTTGCATAAGTTGTAATAGTCTTTGACTTCTTACTTCATTACGCATCAAACTTTCTGTTCCCCTTGCTTTCACTTCTATATCACCTTGAACTTCAGGATCAAAATCAAATTGTTGATTGAAGTTATAGAAAGACTCCCCTAGAGGTTGTAATAAATAATCATCTATATTTTTCACCACAGACTTTATAGCTAGTTGTGCAGCACCCATTAACATGGATATTCCTGCAGCCGTTCTGCCAGTTCCTTGTACTCCTGTCTGTCCGTGGGAATAAGAAGGTATACCTGTAGACTCATCTGACAAGACTCTAGCTTTATCAAACATCATTAGATTTTGTGATGACACATTCGGATATTGTGTCGCAAATAATGCTTGACCTGGTGCTCCACCCTGTCTTCTAAATATCTTTCCAGGGTACACTTCTAAATCTTGACCTGGTACTAAGTTAGTCTCATCTATTTCAAAGATAAGATTACCTGACAGAACAGCATTGTCAACTGCCATTCTCATAAACCCATTCATTAATTGTTGGGTATCTACCATATTTTCTGCTAGTCCTACTCCAAAGAAAGAGTAAGGGTTTAACTCATAAGGAGCAGCAAAATAAGGAATCCTAATAGGATTAAAAGGATTAATCGCCAATCGTAAGATCTTGTTGTTACAAACCCAAGCATTGACTTGTACCATGTCAGAATCTTCGTACTCGTTAGGGATATCAAGTCCTGCATCTTCGGCATAAGACTTGTCAACATTTCCCCAAAACTCGTACACTTCGTAGCGATCCACGTTAATATTTGTCGAATCATAATCATCTAAATCATCCTCCCACCATTTTCTGGTATAGTTAGTGCCCATCAATACGCATTCATCAATGGCCTCTTCATCAAACAGAGGGCGATTTTTTAATTCCCTCATATCAGCATGGTTCAACTTGTGACGTTGAATCACATACTCTACCTCATCCATACCATTTGCAGCAGGATCAGGATAGAAATCCCAACAAGAAACGAACTCTATTTTTGGAACTGTTCTCATTGTTGGTGTATAATTAGGATTACCCTCTTCATCTTGTTCCCAAGCAGGATATTCTTTATCATAAGCAAAAGGTCCTTTTAATATACCTGTGCCAAATAAAGACATTTCAAATGCAGCAGAACGTAAATGCCTAGATGCAGAAGACTCTTCTAACTGATCTAGTATTTTCTTTTCCATTCTTTTCGCTGCTTCGTCTGCAGGGAAATAAGTTATAGATGTAGGTGTAAGACCTGGACCTTTCTTTAATTCTAAATCTTTTTTTAATTCTTCTAATGCACCAAGCTCAAGTTCTTCTTGTTTTGAGCCAGGTGGAAATAGACTTGGTGTATCCTCTTCTTCAGGTTCTTCAGGAAACTTAGGATCAAAGTTGACAGATTCTTCAACACCTTCAGGTAAACGAGTAGACTCTACACCTAATGGAAATCTTTGTCCTGCAAATAGTACATCAATAATCTGTCCATATGCTGCAGTAACTTTTGTTTTAGTAATCTTTAAAAAGACTTGGCTTTTTTCTTGCTCAGTAAATTGTGTTTCAGATCCATAGACTCCTCTATAGTTTCTATACGCTGTCATCCATCTTTCTTCTTGTGAGTAACGAGAGTCACTAGCAGAATTAAATTTACTTAAAACAAAACTTGATAATGTATTCTGTTCTGTATCGTCTATGTCTAAACCTATTTCGGTTTCTAATTTTTGTTCTTCATCCATGTTTAATATCCAAATACTTGGTCAGCAGGTTTCCAAGGTTTTTTCCAACTTGTTTCGGAAAAATCGTACAACCCTCTAGGAGTTGGTCTAGACATGATGCCATATCTTAGTGCATCATATCCATGGTCGTAATCTACTTTAGTGTCTACATCTTCAGGGTTAGATTTACTTAAAGGTATCTGTGGAATTTCAGATATAAGTTTAATACAATTCTTAAAAAAGTCAATACCTGATTCTTTAGTTTCTTCATCTACTCTTAATAATCTATGCAATTCATTTTTCCCTGCTACTCTACTTCCTTTAGATCTATCTGAAGGTCTCCATCTACACCCTCTTAATATCATTGTTTCAGCAATCGATGGACCAACTTGTCCTCTGTTATGCCAACATGATGAATCTAATATTCCATACCATATCTTTTCATCAGCTTCATGTTCTATTTGTAATATCATATCAGCCAATTCATCTGCTGTTTTCTTCTTCGTATATAACTCTCTATACACGATTAATTTATTATCTGGTCTTACTGCTACCCATAAACATGCGGACCAACTAGAATAACCATAATCACAAGTCCTAAACTTTCTCCAAGAACTGGGTATCTCATAAGGTTCAACAACGTGGATATCCCTATTAAACTCACTAAATGCTGCACCCTCTGCGATATCCCAAGATCCTTCCAAAAGTTGTTTACGCTGTACTTCTGGAAGAGATAAAAGGTTTGCCTCATATTCACCTGTTCTAGACAGATAAGGATTATCAGTAAGTTTAGCAGGTATAAATCTCCTTTTAAATAGAGGCTTATCTTCTAAGGCATGGCCTTTTGGATATTTTAGTACCTCATTATTTTCTATATCCGTTGCCCAAAACGATGTGTTAAAAGGCGAAGGATCAATAAACATCTTCTTAACCCATAAGTGACCTGGACCACCTGGGTTTGTTGTTCCCCTCATATACGTTGGTAGATCAGCATCTACTGTACGAAGACGAGAACGTAAATAGTTCCAAGCATAAGGTGAAGCATATTGTGTCAACTCATCTACACCTATCCAAGTAAACGACTGTCCTTGATACCTCAACACATCTTTGTCTTGTTCAAGATATGTCATCCAAATACGTGCACCAGAAGGAAATGTCCATAATGACTTTCGTTCACTCCACTTAGCACCAGGAAATACTTGTGGGTATAATTCCTGACTCTTTAATACCAACTCTCTTAGCTCATCATTAGTTCTTCTCAGTATCAAACCACTATGATGTGGATGGTTGCAAAAACGCAACACATCTGCTAATAAGGCATATGACTTACCACCACCTGCTGCACCACCATATAGAACTTCTTTTTCATTTGATGCTAAGAAGTCTGTCTGTGGACCATCATTAGGCTTGAAGACCACGTTCTGTTCATGCTCTTCAGGTATCGTAATATCTTTCTCAGATGCGTCAGCTTCTATTATATTAGCTTGAGACTTGAGCTTTGGCCTTACTATTTTCGTATAGTTCCGCTTCCGCTTGGAGGTCTTCCTGCGTTTCTTCCCTTGCCTGGGTTTTAAGTCGCTGCCATCTGATGTTAGCTGCTTTTCTATTTCTTTCGCTTTCATCTTTTTTCAACATTTTGTAAAGAGCTACGTGAGATATTGATCTCCCACTCTTTGCTGATAACCATTTCGCTACTTCTCGTAGACTTGATCCTTTAGTGTATCCTTTCGCTTGTTCTAATAATTCTTGTTGCTCTGGGATACTTCTTAATAAATCTTTTGACTCTCCAACAAGTTCCCATCCAAATGGAACTGTTGAACCTAGTTTTCTTTTATACTGAATCTCCATCATCATCTTCCTTTTTAGCAGGTAAAATAA